AATCCTTTTATTTGCCAGTATTTAGCCAAATTAATACATTTGGTCAATTGATTTTCCATTGCCTTCAAGTTGGATTGCTTGTGTATCAACTTGGCAATTACAATCTCTTGTCGAGCCGAATCGGTAATTCGATCAATTATTTTTTGAGTGATTGCGATGTCATTCCTGAAAATGTTGCATTGTTGATCTAAATTGGCGACTTGCCTGGCTGTGTTAAATTGTTGTAGTTTGTCAGCAATGCACCAAGCCACTGCAGGTTGTATGCTGGAAAAGTGTCGAGAGTCACGTCGATGTTTTGTTACTGTGCAGGTCTTGTTGGAATTCTTTACTACAGTGTAAACATCAAACAGTTGATAGCCACCGTCTACTTTGATCATGCTGTTGCGACTCAACTGTTCCAGATCATCGTTGACTATTTCTGCTAACCGACGGGCAACTTCAATATTTTTCATCTTGATTTCAATACAAACTCAACTATGATGTAACCAAGTATTGTTACCAATGCACCGATTGCTCCTAGACCCCAGGAGATCAACTGATCATTGCGTTTGGTTATCATCTGTGACAACATCACACTGATATTATCAACTGTTCCGTTTAAATCACCTATCTTGGTCTCTACTGTTTCTAATTTTTCTTCCAAGAAACGATAGCGTTCTGCACACAATTCCACATGTGCTTCTAGATTTTTCTTTTCAATGTCAGTTGGGTCACTCATATTGTTGTTCCTATTATGTAGTATTTAGTTTGACACTGATATAACATTGAACCAAATGTTGGGCTCAGTCTTGGGTCGGAATACCGAAATAGACCCGTTATCAACGGTTACCATGACTGGAACTCCATCACAATCCTGTTTCAGCAAGGCCACTGGATCGTTATCAGACGCAACAGCAGCCGAATCAACTATGTCAAAATTGAATTGCCATTCGGCTCGGTTAATTGTTGGAATTGTTATGTTCTCTGTTAGTGTTCTTAAAGAAATAATCTGATTGATTGTTTCCCAATTACTTTGTTGAGCGCGAGCTTGGTGCCATGCCAAGTCAGAATCTATTAATCGATCAGTGCTGTCGCGGAACGGCATACGAGATTTGTAAAATCGATTCTTGACACCTGTGGCAGTTATATCAATAGTGGTAGTGCAACGTATTCTTAATATCATGTTGCAATATTTAACCACAAAAAAATAACCCCAAAAATTCTGGGGTTACTGTTAATAACAACAACTGACAGATTTAATTAGCTAGTTGCTAATTTGAAACCAATAGCAGTTGCACTTGCAGCACCGTTGACACCAGCAACATTGGCTGTTTGAGCAGTAGCCAAGAATGCAGCAGCGTCAGCATAGGCACCGGTTGGGTACACAGCAAAGCTGATCTGTACACCGTCAACTTGATACATTGCAACAGTAGCTGTTGACTGAATTGACTGAATTACATTAGCAACGTAGCTGTTGACACCTTGTAATGTGGCATTGGTGTTAGCACATGTTACTTGAAAAAAGTCCAGCTTTGGGCCTGCTGGCTGAACTGGGGTAGCGGCTGTAGATGCGCCAGGTGCAATTGCGCCGTTTTGAACGTCTAATGCAAATACTGGTTGTGCATCACCATTAACTCGTGTGACTTGTGACATTTGTAAATCTCCTTAGTAGTTAGGCATTTGCCTTACTTTTATTTAGTCTGATTTCAAAAAAGATTCACACCCACTTTATGACAACTCTGGATTATTTTTTGCAAAGTTGGCTGAACTGAATCGCATGCGATCTACAAATTTCATACCGTTGCCTACATAACCTTCATGCCCAGGTTCGTCATTGATGGACGCCTGCACTTCGTGTCCTTGGGAATCCAACTGTTGTACTAATATGTTTTTAAGGCTAGACAACTCCAGGAACGCCTGAAATACTGCTGCTAGTGATTCTTTGTTTTCAGTAGCCCATTCAAATATTCTAGGTGCCTTGGTTGGGGATTTTCCCTTGACCCACTCTCCAAACCCACCCATGAGGTTAGTGTAACTGCCGCTTCTGACTCGGCTGTTAATGTAGGTTTGTATAAGTTGAGGGAAATCACTGATCTTACGAGCACGTAACTCTTGGGGATCAAACAATCGATCAATTCCTGTACTGTACTGTGATATTATTTTTTCAACATCTTTAACTGTGCGAGCAGGTAACTTGATTGATTTGGATTCCTTGATGGTGGGGTCTAGTAACAACAGTCCCGATACTGGATTGAATTTGTCGGCAGTGATCAACTGCGGGGATACACCAGGTTCACTTAGATATGTGTGTACTGCCACTGCAGCACTGCTTTGTGCTATTTTCTTGCCCAGCTCGCTGTCAACTGGTACACGATAAGCCACTGTGTTGGGTTGAAATACCCATTGTCCGTTTTGTTCAGTGGGTGTAGTTGCATACATTAAATCGCCTTGTACATATCCACGAAATTCGGAAGACACAGCAGCACGTAGCATGGGAAACAGACGTTGGTAGATGGCAATTAATTCGCCTCGCTCGCCGCCACGCTGTTGCATAATTTGTGCAATCTGTTCAGGACTGGTGGCAAGTCCATCGTACCCCTTGGCCAAGAATCCTGACTTGTCTGTCAACACAAACTCACCTGATGGTTTGCGTCCAAATATGATAGCCGGCTTTCCGTCCCATTTGACTGTGGCTGTGTGTGGTTGTGCAGCAGAAGATTTGATTCCATCTAGCGCACTTTTTAATCCGCGGCTGCCTGCAGTAAACACCATGTCTTCCGGGTGCTCAATACGAACTCCTTCCACAATGACTTGCATGCCCTGATTTACTATGCGGTCGCGGAGACGAGCCATTATACTGGCATCGGACTCTGCCACAGTATCGTCCTGGAACGGAGTTCCTGTACGTGCCATGTGGTCGCGAAAGTCAGCTAGTTTTTGTTCTTTTTTTGGATCATTTTTTAATTTCGCTACAATCTTTTCAACTGACCCTAAGTCTGCGGCGCTGGCAGACGGATCCAGCAACAGTTTTGCCAGTTGATCTATGTTGTCAGTAATTAATTCACCAGTTGCTCTGTCTTCAATACCGGTATTTTGATTTAGTTTATAACCCATGCTTTTGGCCATGCTGTTGATCAGTATGTTTCTGGTGGCACCTTTGTAGGTGCTGTCTTGGTCTTGACGCAAAATAAACTTGCTGAAATCCGGCTTCTTGACAAACATAAAATCAGTCTGCACAAATCCAGTACCGGATCGTCCTGCAATGGGAGTTTTAAAATGTACGCTGATGCCGGATTTTCTGACCCAACTTTTAGGGTCTTGCCCTTGTGATGTGACATACTGACTCAACTGATTAAACAGTTCGTCCTTGCTGACCTTGTTGGCATCAACTGCTAGATCCAGGTCACCTGATGTGGCTTTTAGTCCAGTACTGCCCAACATGTTGTCAAGCAATGGCAACCCAGTAACTGTTTCTAGCCAGGCCACAGTGGGCTTTACATCAGTTTGATTGATTCGTTGTGTTTCAGGATTGCCTGTGCCATCCTTGAATATGTTACCACCTTCGTTAATTTGCATCAGTTCTTCTCACTGTTCGGGTAAATTTGCCTGGGTCTTTGTCCCGAATGGCATTTAAAAGCTTGCGTACTAGATTCTCTGCGTCAGCTTGGTTATAGTTTTGTTCAATCTGTTCCACCAGTCTTATAGCACTAGCAATAACATTATCAGCTCGGCCTTCAATGATGTATCGACGATCACGATCATCATACTTTTCGTGATACATGGTATCAAGTTCTTCTAAAATACTGCGTGTTTTTTTCTGCATAACGCCGGAGCCTCTCTGATATTTATCAATTTAATGTGACTGTTACTGAGTATAAGTCGTGTTATGATGCCTTGATTACTCCCAACAACTGTTTCAGTTTGTTACTTTGTACATCTGCACTGACTTTAGTTGTTTCATTGTTGGTATTGACATGACTGCGTGTTTTGATTGAATCTAGGATGCTGGGTTTCGAGCCACCGAAACCACGATTGCTACTACTGTCATCATCATCGCCGCCTGCATCAGAAATACGCATGGTTTCAATATTGTAGTCTAAATCTACTTTGTTCCCCACACCTTGACTGCTGCGTGACTTCATGCATTGCATTTGATACTTGCCTCGTTCTCGCATGGTTCTGCTGGTAAAGATACCAAATACAAAGTCTGCTGTGTTGATCTTGCTGATACCACCTGCAATATGACTGTGGTCAAATTCCACTTCCTCGACTGCGCTTCGGTTCAGCTGACTGGCTGTTATCAACAATACGTTTAATTCAATAGCCAAATTGCGCAATTCTTCCGCAGAATACTTGTCTTTTATAAACTGATCGCTTGGATTGACTTTGACAGAAACTGGCATGATCAAGTCAAGGTAGTCAACTATTACAAAGTCCACTTTGCAATTAGTTTGTATTTCGTATTCTTTAATAAAACTGCGAATATCATTGACATTACTTTGCGCAGGCAAAACTTTAATTTGATACGAGCCTGATTTTTTACCGGCCATTTTAATTTTAAGTTCTGTATTATCCAGGTCCTTGCGTATTTCTTTTGTGTTCATGTCAGTTAACATTGCTGCGGTACGCAAAGTGCATAGTTCTTCCGAAAGTTCCAAAGTGATGTAAACTCCGGATAATCCTTGATGCAACCAATTTAGTGCCAGGTTCATCATTACTAAACTTTTGCCTGAGCCTGGGCCGCCTGCAAATATGTTTAATGTACCGCGGCTGAATCCACCGTATAATATACGATCCATTTGTGGCCAGCCTGTACTGACTTGGCCACCTTGGTTGAAGTACCTATGCAAAGCCTCTTTGGGGTCAGCCCAAAAGTTTGTGCCTAAATCTTTTGTAAGACCAATCTGTACTGCATCCTTGATCAGTTTTTCAACAGGAGCATATTCTCCTTTTTCCAGCAAGTCAGCACTTTTTAAAATTGCTCTTTCCAATTCTTGTCTGCGTGTAAATCCTTCAAATTCTGCTAAGAACCAATCAAAATGCCCTTCATTCAACTCAGGTATGGCTTGAAGGTTGACACCAGTGGTGGCCTTGATCTGACTGCGTTCGGGCATGGTCTTGTGATCATCACAGTGATCCATGATGAATTGTGCTGCTGGTCTTAGGCTACGATCGAAGTTTTCTGGATTGTATATATTTCGAACCCGTACGTAACTGGCAACATCTTCCAGCATCATTTCTAGGAAAAGTCGCTGAACGTCTACACTATAATCCTTTAACAATTTGTCTTTTCCTTAATTCTATTTTGATACGACTTGTTTCTCTGGATTGCATTATGGACAGCAAGGTTGCCAATTGACCATGCTTTATTACAGCGTCATTGACATCTTTACAATCTGTCCAGTTGGGCATGCTGACTGCCCAGCCCAGCTCCATGGCACGATCCACTAACTTCATTCCTGCTGGATCTTGATCCGGAACTACTGTAATTTCTTTGCCCAGTGTGCGGATTAGTCTGGCTTGTGCATCAGATATTTCGTTGTGCATTAACGCAAGTCCCGAAATACTCAGTGCATCAAACACACCTTCCACTACAAACACATGTTGCCATGCATCATGTTGCAGGTCAGTCCCAAACACATACCCTGGCTGAAAGTCATTTATGTATCTGGGATTGCGATCATCTAAAAATCTCACAGTACTGCCCACAATATGATTGTTGTAGGTAAATGGAACAACAACTCCGACTCTGCCAGCATCACCGTACCCAAATCTCAACACAGGATAATCACTAGGAACACAACGATCACGAACATATTGCCATTCTGGCATGGTGTTGTCTAAAAACTCGCCCGGTGGCAATTCTGTATCTTGAAACTGTATATTTGAAATTGCATCAAATGTTTTCCGACTGTCGATCATGCCTTCAATACTGCGATGGCGAAGGCTTTCCAAATTGAGTCGTTCAATTTCTTCTTGCGGTACATTTAACCAAGACAACAGTTTGCGAGCTTTAAATGTCAGGTTCCGCCCCAGTATAAAACTGGCAGTAAATTGGCAATTGAAACAGTGATAACTCCAGCCTTCCGAATTGGACTTTATACCGCCTCGTTTACGATGGTCAGCCGATTCACCATTATGCACACAACAAGGCGCATTAAAGCTGACCCATCCTGAGCCAGTCTGCCTGCGTTTTCCTGGTAAGTATTGGACTAGATCAATCATGCATTAAGTGTAACATGAACTTGTAAAGAAATCAATTGTTATGGTGTATATCAGCGTGTTTATTGCTGTATTGGACAAATTTAATTCCAATACAGCAACAATTCATTATTATCTATATTGTATCAACGCTACGTTACCGCTGTCGGTTTCCAACGACAAGCGTAGGTTTGGATGAAAGCCTGTTACATTTATGGCACGACGATTGGTGGAGTTTGTGAAACTTAAACTGCTGACCTGTGTGTTGGATTCCAAGTCTTCAAAGTCAACTGTGTACCATTCTGTTGTTTCGGACATGCCGGATGTAGTTCCTTCAACTTGAAGGTTCCCGGTAAAGTTATCAAAATCCAATTGGAAGGTAGTAAGACTCCGGCCATCTGTTTCGACTACGCTGGAATAATATACTGAATCCGTTGGTGCCTGAGCTGGTATGGTCAACACAGCACTGGCAACAAATGCCGGTAATACGCTGTCAACAATGTCTATATCGCCTCGAGCACCAGCATAATCATCTGTGAATACTGCTTGACTCAAATCACCACTGGCAACTTCAATGCTCCAACTGGCAGGTTGCGAAAGAAAATGTCTAGTATCTTCAGCTGGAATAGTGACTTTGGATCGACCTGTTCCAGCATTTAATACAGTCAAGTCTCGGGAATAAAGTAAATTTTTGCCATTCTGGCTAATAATCCGAAAAGTAAATGTTGAACCTGTGATGTTGACTGGACGTTGATCTTGATTCTGAAATTGGAATAAGATAACATTGTCAACACCTAGATTTAGTTTTAAGTTTTTTGCATACACTGGGCGCCACCTCGCATCAAAATAGTTGCCACTGGTGTCAATCATTAAAACCTTCTGAGTTTGTTGATATAAATAGGCAGTGGTTACATACATTAGGAATCTCCAACAATATTTATGGGCATCAACATTATCGAACAACTAAGTGAAAAATACCCGTTTATGACCCTATGCGTCTACTCTGGGGTCGAGTATGTTGGCGTGGTTCAAAACTGTGACGACATAGTAACTACTATTTACGACTTTGGCAACATTTCAGATCCAGATCAGAAACATTTGTTTTTAGAGTTGGCCAATATTTGGTGGTGGGAAAGCAATCGAAGTATACCCATCAACATATTTCTGCGTCAAGAGTGGGAGTCTTTTAGACCGTATCGTCGAACGTTTGTCAACAAAGACTTAGAAATTATATGTGGTCCTGCATGCAGTCTAGCTGATTTGTCACGCAAAAAAAATAAAAAGAAATCAATTACTCTGGTCAAGAAGGCTGTTTAACTTCTAGATCTTCCAACAAATTCATATGTAGGGCCACTAACGTTGCATAGCCAATTGCGTGACTGTGTTTGAATGTATACCCTTGGCTGTCATCCCCATTCCATACTGATTCAAACACTGTTTTCCAATCTTTATTTTGCAAGTGGGCTTTGCCAGGTCGAATAATGCTGATGAATGCCGCCATTCTGGCAATTGAATCTGGTTGCATTGACTTTAGCAAATCAGTGTAATTACCTACGTGTATCAGTTTCTCTGCCCACTCACTGTCTGACCATAGCCGTTGCCAATTTGGTTTCATGCTCAGCATGTGTTCGTAATGTGCAGGATTGTGTACCAACTTATACACGCTCATATTCAACAGGTCTATTTTGAAATATCCACGTTGCTCTGCTGTTTCGTATTCAATTGCCGAGCAATGATTTACTGGATCTTGAGGAATATCTGTAACATAAATTCCACTGTTGTGTAGTTTTACTTTGGAATCGCTTAGATTTTGTCGTGCAGGTATGTGCTTTATCAAACTTAATAAATTCTGCCGATCAGCCAAATCAATGTCAATATCTGCGCTCATGTCACCATCCGGCCTTTGCCAACATTTCTTTGGCATATACAGTATCGTCAGCATAGTCTTTGAATCTATGTTGCCAATATTCTGTGTCAATTGCCACCCAAACAGTGGCCACTTGG